AAACTTAGGGTCAAGCTTAAGCACATCGGCGGGTATGCCGTAGTCAACAAGAACTGTCCTAATAGAATCCTCTATGCCAGCGCCACCAACCGTCAAGCCACCACCGGCCATTTGCATTGGAGGTGGCATAGGAACGCCTTGCTGTGGCATAGGAGCGCCCTGTTGAGGCATAGGAGGCTGTTGGGGCGGCATCTGCTGTGGTTGCATGGGCGGTTGTTGTTGTCCCATAGGCGGCTGTTGAGGCGGAGCTGGTGGTTGCTGTGGCATTCCCATAGCGCCCATCATCTGAGGTGGCGGAGGAGCCACACTTGCAACACCGCCTGTAAGTATTTGCTCAGTAATAGTACTGGAAGGCTGTTCCTTCTGTGCCTCAAAGCTTTTACGCATCTTGCTACGTCGCTGTATCTCAGACACAACCATATACTGAGGAACCTGCCCCGTGGGTTGCTTTGCTTCTTGCATCAACGACTGATCGGGAAGTCCTTTCAGTACATCTTCAATCTCAAGTATGTCCACTTATTAACCCCCTGATAAGGCTCTATATAAGCCTACGCCGCCAATGCCTGCGCCCAATGCCTGTTGATATCCGCTGGGTTGCCCGCCAAATGACGCCGTTGTCTGACCCGGCGCAATGGGCAATCCTCTAAGTATGTTGCTCATAAACGACAACTGCTCTCTTGGGAACGCCTGCTGTCGCAAGAAGTCTTGATAGCCAGTATCGAACCCACGTTGCGATAGGTCTCTCTGGATCTGACCTGCCGCCTGTAGATTACGCAGGCGCTCGTAAGCCATCTGCTGATCTTGTCCGCCCAGCGTGCCAAGCAGTCGAGCCGCATCTAACTGTTGCCCTCTTGCCTGCTGATCGGCCCCATATCCTTCAAGGGCGAGCCTTGCTTGCCGCTCTGCCGTTTGAGTGTTGAACTCTTGAGCACGCATACGAGCCTGATTCTCCGCCTGTCTAGCACGATCCTCCATCTCTTGAGCACTAAGACCCATCTGGCCTGCCTGTTGACGCGCCGCCTCTCCTGCTTGATAAGCAAGCCTGTCCTCTTGTTGCTGTGCAACACGGAACTGCTCATTCTGCTGGAACTGAGACTGCCTAAACTGCTCAACTGCCTGACGAGATGCGTCTGTTTGTTGTTGTGCATTAAGGCCCAGCTCTGCCGCTCGCTGTTGCGCTTGCTCTCTAATCTGTGTGACTTGATTATTGAACTCTTGTTGTTGCTGGCGAGCGCTTTCTGTCTGCTGGAATGCTGACTGACGGAACTGCTCAGAAGCCTCCCTTGCGGCCTGCTCTTGCTGTTGCTCACTAAGATTAAGCTGTGCCGCCTGCTGTCTAGCTTGCTCACCAAACTGGAATGCAGACTGCTCAAGCTGTTCTTGCTGAACACGACGGCTAATGTTTTGTGCTTCAGCTGATTGACGGAACTGCTCCTCAGCCTGTGCCGCCGCATTGTTTTGCTGTGTTGCACTAAGACCAAGTTGCGCCGCTTCCTGCCTTGCTGACTCACGAAGCTGGAACACCTGAGCATCTAACTCTTGGCGCGCTCTTTGGCCCGCTTCATTAAGCTCGAACGCAGTGTTCTTGAACTGTTGCTCTGCCTGTCTGGCCGACTCGCTTTGCTGTTGAGCATTCAATCCTAGTTCAGCGGCGCGTTGCTTGGCCTGCTCGCCAAACTCAAATGCACCCTGAGAGAACTGCTCTTGTAGCGATCGACCTTGCAGTGAAGAATCATAGGCAGACTGCCTGAATTGCTCTCCAGCACGACGAGATGCTTCTTCCTGCTCTTGCGCTGACAACCCGAGCTGTGCGGCCTGCTGTCTTGCGGCTTCTTGAGCTTGGAATGTTTGAGTCTCGAACTGCTGTTGAGCCTGACGTGTTGATTGCGTCTGCTCGAACGCCGACTGTCTGAACTGTTCTTGCGCTTGACGTGCTGACTCTTCCTGCTGTTGGGCATTGAGTCCCATTTCAGCCGCACGCTGACGTGCTTGTTCTCCAAACTGGAAGGCTTCTTGCCCGGATTGCTCTTGGAACTGGCGTTGCTGGAACTCTTGCTGAAATGACTGTTGCTGAAAGCCTTCTTGTGCTTGTCTGGCCGCATCTTCCTGTTGCTGTGCAGACAACCCAAGCTGTGCCGCCTCTTGTCGAGCACGCTCTCCAGCTTCAAACGAGCCAATCGCCATTTGCTGTTGCGACTGTCTGGCTTGCTCTGTCGTGCCGAATGCAGACTGACGAAGACGCTCTGCCTCTTGGCGAGCCGCATCCTGAGTTTGTCCTGCGGTGAGACCGAATTGAGCTTCTTGCAATCTAGCACCACGATCGGCCTCGAATGCCTGCAATGCTTGCTCGTATGCGCGCTGTCCACCAGTTGCCTGTATATCCGCTAACTGCTGGCCGAGATTTTTCTCTCGCTCTGACTGCATAATGGCTTCTCTGTAGCCACCAAGGCCGCCAGACGCCGCCGCTTGCTGTGATATTTGAGATCCAGCTATGTCTGATTGACGCTGGGCTTCTCGCTTCTCGACATCAGTTACAAGCTGTTGATAAGGGTTCATGTACTGCTCAAGCGTTGCCGCATCAGCAATAGTCCCAGCTTGGAAGCCGGGGCCAGTATCTATGTCACCTGTGTATTGACTACCTAACTCTCTTGCGGTGTAGTCCTGACCAAGCTCACGGGCAACATAGCCGGGATCAAACTGGCCAGCCTCGTACCCAACGCCTAGTCTTTCAGCATCAAACTGTGAGTCTCTTTGCTGGGCTTGATAGCCCGGATCGAACTGACCTGCTTGATATCCAGCTGTAAGATCTTCGGCACGGTAACCTTGATCAAGCATTCCTGCCTGATATCCGGGATCGAACTGCGCCTCTCCATATTGAGACGTAAGATCTGGCATCTGGAATTGAGACGATCTTGCTGATGGGTCGTAGCTAGGATCGAACTGACCAGCACTATAGTCAACGCCCATCTGATCAGGCCGATATGATTGACCAAGATAGCCCGGCCCATACGTGGAACGCGCGCGCTCAACATTGTAATACTCACCTCTGTCTCTTCCGAGCGAGTCAACCTGCTGGTCTGGGCGCGCTGTGTAGCCAGACTCAAAGTCCGAAGGCCCAAGATAGCTCGATATGCCTCTTGCTCTATAGTCTTGTGCGATCCTGCCGGGGTCATAACCTGCATCAAATTGTGTGCCGCCGTAGCCTACGCCACGTTGTCCGGCCTGATAGCCCTGACCCAAGAACCCAGCTTGATAACCGGGATCAAATTGACCTGCCTGATATCCAGAAGAAACATCAAAGGGTTGATACCCCTGAGCAATCTGCATTCCCATGTTTGATGGGCCGTAGCCGATCTGTGCCGCAATGTCTGACGCCATTCCCGTCTGTGCCGGAGCGCCCGCCGCCGCCATATCATACATCCCCTGCATGCCCATTTGTTCATACGGGGTAAAGTCAGCCATTCGCTGACCGGGAAATGCCTCATAGGGACGTGTAGTCTCATAGGCGGTACGACCTAGTAGCTCCTCGAAATACGGGCGAGCGTACTCCGGCAGGTTGCTTGTTGTTTGGACAACTTCTTGCGGCCCACCGCCGCCGCCTCCACCTTTACTCATCAGTTAGCCTCTTCTCGTAAACGACATACGAACGGTCAAACCCGTCCTGCTGTAGCCACTTCCAAAATCCCATGCGCGCAGTAGCTTCTATGCCATCGCACTCATTGTCTCTTGCCCAGTCATTAAACTTTTCAAGCATGTCCCAGACCCAATCGTTAAAATTGTTTCCGCCTAAGAACATAATCCCGAGCATTCTTCGGTTGGGGTAGAACACAATCTCCGTTGTTCCAACGCCATCAATATTTTTGTCTTCGTCAAATGCAACCCACAGATGTTGCTTCCCGTTAAGAATCGAAGCAAATAACATCTCTAAGCTCCAGCGCCCTTTTGATCTATCAACAGCTCTTGCAAGCTCATCACGGACATCAGGCCAGAGTGTATTCAAGTAGTTGGAGGGAACAAGCGCAATCGTGTGCGTCTTTGTCTTCCGGTGAGTTTGCTTGCTAACGCGAGGTTCGTTAGATATATCTCGCACAATAGGAAACTCTGCTACTTGATTCATACGGGCATCACCTTTGACTTGTTGATTGGGTTAGGTTGCTGTCTCATTCCAGTGCGCTCACTGCGAACCTTGTCCATCATGCCGTGCAACTCTTGAACTCCAGCGTCTGTACTACCATCACCTAAGCCAGACACTACGTCAGCGGGAACAATGAACTCACCGGGGCTTACTGCAACAGGCTGTTGATCACCTATCATACCCGGAACCTTGTCATCCATACCTCCGCCGTTGCCATTTATTTTTCCTTCAGTTTGCGCTCCGGGAATGCCTCCCTGCAACACCTGTTTACGCAGAATTGAAAAGGCTTCGGAGCCAAACTCATCAACAAATCGATTGATCACAGCTTCCGCCTGATCCTCTGGCAACTGCCCCATAACTGCGGCAATGGTAAGGTCGATTATTCTGGAGCCTTGGTCTGCTGGCAGATCTACCTCACCGCCTTCAGCAAAGCCTTTACCTTTGACCCTTCGAGGCGGTAGCTTTATTGGGTCGTCTGCTTTTTTCGTGCCGGACTTCACTGGCGTAGACGATGGTACTGACCTAGTGGGTAGCCCTTGCGTTGGATCTGGATTGATACCTCCAGAATTTATTCCCCCTATCGCCGCCCTGTTAGCTTCGATTGCTGAAAGAATTGAGCTTGGATCAAATGCTGGTGAAGGTCCGGGAAGTCCAGCTATGGCCTGACGATTCGCATCTATTGCACCCATAATGCCAGAAGAATCAAACGCTGGAGCAGGCGCAGGTAGACCAGCAATCGCCTGTCTGTTGGCATCAATAGCGGACATCAAGCCGGATGTGTCAAAGGTTGGATCTGGCCTGCCTTCAATTGAGCTAAGGCGCGACTCAATGCCAGAGAAGTCAATAGCTGGAATGCCAGCTATCGCCTGCCTGTTGGCATCTATTGCAGACATTAACCCTGAGGTATCAAAGGTCGGCATCTCGCGTCCCTCAATAGAGCCCAGCCTACTTTCGATACCTGAAAGATCAACTGTGGGCATTTCTCTGCCCTCGATAGTACCTAGTCGTGACTCTATGCCGGAAAGATCTATCGATGGAATACCCGATATGGCCTGTCGGTTTGAATCAATTGCAGACATTATTCCTGAGATGTCAAACGTGGGATCTGGTCTGCCTTCGATTGCACCAAGACGAGACTCAATTCCTGAGAAGTCATATTCTGGTATGTCAATACTGCCCCTGACACGGTTAGCTATTTCATCATAATCAAACGCTGGGGACGAAGGCATGCCAGAAATAGCGTCCCTATTAGCCGCTATTGCATCCATAACTGCGCTGTTGTCATAGGATGGAATGTCTATTCCTTCGCGAACACGGCGAGTAATCATGTCGTAATCAATGTCTGGAGCCTTAAAGTCCGGTATATCAATTCCTTCGCGCACTCTATTTGTGATCATGTCGTAGTCAATTGCTTCCGGCGTATAGGTTGGCCTTGTCTCAATTGCCCCAAGCCTGTCCTCAATACCTGACAAATCTATGGTTGGCATATCTATACCACCTCTAACCCGATTAGTTATTTCATCGTAATCAATGGCAGGTATCGTTGGGTCAGGCCTTCCCTCTATAGAAGCAAGCCTTTCGTCTATTGTGCTGAAATCAGGGATTCCTAATGCGCTTCTCACTTGACTCATAGCCGCCTGACCCTCTTCAGAGCTTAGGTAGTCGGTGTAATCAAAGTCTCCAAGACCGCCCGCAGTTATTGGGCCGGTAGGCGCTGGCGCTGTTCCTCTGCCCGGACCCCTTCCCGGAGGATTAGTCCCCGGAGGGGTTGTTCCCGGAGGAGTAGTTCCGGGGGGAGTAGTTCCGGGGGGAGTAGTTCCGGGGGGAGTAGCTTCAGGTCTCTGAAAGTAGTTTATCTCTGGACTAAATCCGGGCCGGTAACCTTGGAGTTGCGCGGGAGAGATTACCTGCGATCCTCTAATGTTTGATTGACGACTAGCCGCCGACCCTACGCCGAAATTTGGCGATGCCCCCATGTACGAATTGTATTCGTTGGTGCCGAATCTTCCGCCCTCATAAAAATTTTGAATAGTGCGGCCACCTCCAGCAAGCATCTGTACGCCACGAAGATTTGCCATGTAATTGCTAGGGTTTACAGCAGTGATGCCGCCAGCTTGATAGCCGGGGATTTTATATCCCGGATAGTCGGACTCTAGCTGACCATACGCTTGGGTTAATCCTGCGCGAGCACGCTCTAGCTCTCTTTCTTTTTCATCAGAAAATCTTTTTGCGTCACGAGCAAAGCGCTCTTCCATTTCAATCTGGCCGCGCTGTCCTTCGCCAACACCGATCGCCGCTAAATTTGTGGGCTTAATTAGTGCCTTACCAAACGTTCCGGGATTTTGAAAAGGGGCCGACATTCTTTCCATCGCCGTTTGCCCTGCTCTTTGGGTTGCTACTTGTGACTGTAACGCAGACTGCTGTCCGGCAAGTGCGTTTGATCTTGCGAGCGCATCAGCTGTTTGGCTCCCTGCTTGAGCTATGTCAGCAACAGGGTCTATCATTGATCCGGGCTGACCCGCGGCTACAGACATCGCCTCTAAGTTTGCGGCTTGAGATGCGTAATTAGACGCGGCCTCCGAAGCAAGCTCTCCGGTAGTATCTAGCGCGCCTTGGGTTATGTCAGCACCGCTAGCCACATCGCCTGCCGCGCCAAGAGCTTGACCCACACCATAGCCAGTCAAGCCAGAGATAAGACCTTTCTTGAGGTCTCCAGTTACCGCAGTAGTTGCAAGACCAGAACCAATAGCGCCAGCCAAACCGGAGCTAAGACCGGCACTACCAATCAATCCGCCAAGAGCGCCCGCTCCAGCGCCCGTTAAAAATGAAGACCCTAAGAAGCTACCCAACAACGGAGCCAAGAAAGGCAAGAATGCTTCTGGCTGTCCTGTCACTGGATTGGTTGTAAGCGATCCAGTTGGAGATAGAGACGCAATACCTTGAACCTCTATAGGGTTCATATGAACCAGCATCGAGTCTCCATATCGACCGTGCTGGGCCATTTGGTTTGCAATCCCCTGCATAGGGGGCCGTTGATTCATCATTAGCTTGTCTCCACTCCAAAGAGGTTGAACGCGAAATCACCAGAACTCGCATAAACTTTTATTACATCTGTCTGATTAAGACACATACCGATAACCACAGTCCGAGTTGTGTGGTTGGCTAGAGCTTCAGTATGAAATAAGAACTGCTTATCGTTTGCCGCCGCACCACCGACATGAACGCTGACTCTAAATGAGCCTTGATTACTGCCAAAGTTGCAGATAACCAAAGAGCTGACAGTTGTTTGCGTAAGATTAGGTACGGTGTACAGGGCTGTTGATGTTGTTGCGCTTGGGTTTACTTGGCCCAATACCTTAATAACATCAGTCATGAGGCACCCATTAACAAAAACTGAAACCGACGCATGGCAAGAGAGCCGTCTTTATCGCCTTGAGTTTTTGCTAGTTGAACATCGTTCTCTACTGTCTGAAAGGTAAACTCTAGTGTGCGGCGAAACACTGCCTCGTTTTCGTAATTGTATTCCTGCCGTGGAACTGGGAGAGGCGTATTTCTTCTGGATGTCATCGTCTACCGTCCTGTCTCATCTCAAATCTTAAGCCACCGAGTCTCCAGCCATAACCAAGACCATCGCTCTCGATTCTTACAACCGCATGCCGAGCCCTGTTTCTAACAAAAGACTGCGTCGATGAAGGCGTAACTGTTGATGTCGATAGTGTGGCTGGACTTTCAAGCGGAAAGTCAGATCCTTTTATAACAATATTTGCTGTCGCATCAGACGAGTTGCCACTAAACGAAAAGTCAGGAATGATTCTATTCATGTACATAAAGTACTCACCTTCACCAAGCTCGACATCCCCCGACTCGATGTATGCTGTCATTGGCTGATCATCATCATCATAGCCAACCTCATGCCGATACAAGTAATTGTTCCCGCCGTTGTTGGCTGTCGTGGCTAGTGGCTTGTTGCGTGTGCCTGCACCAATCCAAGTGCCCCGAGACAGAGTGCCAACGGCCCACAGGTTCTCTTCATAATTATACGACACGTAATTAGTAATCTCAGTATCTCCCTCGCCTATTGCATAGAACCAAATCACTTCATTGAAGTCGTTGTTCTCTGCCGCAAACACTTTGAATGCTTGGTCTTGATTTAGGTTTGAAAATACGTGGTCTTTCACTGAGCATGGCAGTGGCTGTACCGCGCCGTTGTACACGTAGAAGTTTCCGCGATCCATAAAGTACACAGCGCCACGAGCGTTAACCGCCGCATTAGGCGAGATCATTGATATGTCTGAGCTTAAGCGAGTGAACTCAAATATAAATGGCGAACCCACAAATCTCATAGAGTGTAGGCTTACGTCAGTCCAAATAAGTATTTCTTGCCGAGCTTGCACTGCACCAATAATCTGCGAGCCAGAGTTGATTCGTACACCGCCAGCCGTGTTCGTCGCTGTAGGAGTCCAGTCTGCCGCATTTTCTTGATCGGAGAACCGAACAAATAGTGGGTCAATAGTTGATGAGCCAATCGGGTTAGTGCCAAAAGCAATAACATGCTGATCAATGTCAGACACCATAATCTGCAATGCAATCGTTGGCGTGTTCGACGCGCCTGCTAGACTGCCGATCTCAATCGCACGAGTACCCGTACCGCTTGACTCATCCCAGTAGTAGATGCCGCCACCGCGAGCGTTGAAGATTAAGTCTTCACCAAAGTTGTCTTGACTGTACAAGCGAAGCTGGCCTGCGGCTGACACGGAGCTTGCACTGCCCCATGTTGATGAGCCCCATGCGCCAGCGCCCCATCCCGTACCACTGACGAACGTATTCAGGCCGGTGTTAATTTGGTACGCGCCAACGGTTGATGAGCCACCATTTCCAGTATCACTGGCATTTGCTGTGACTTCCGCGTTGTCGGCGTCTTTGGCAATGACCGTGTAACTGTTAGTGTCTGGCACTGTTGCAATCTGATACTCCTTATTGAGTACCGTTGCTGTAATGTTACCGCCCAAGGTGACCGCGCCAGAGAAGGTTACAAAATCATTGACTACCGCGCCGTGCGCCGTGTCTGAGACCGTGATGGTTGAAGATCCGTTAGTCGCAGAAAATGTTACGTCACCTGCCGCAGTTGTTGTGCGGATAGGGGTGATGTCGTTAAACGAGCTACCTTCTGCTACATAGAACTTGAGGTTAGTGCCCAGCCCTATGTATTTGATCGACTCTAGCGATGCCCAATCGTGTAATGATCGGCAAATCCCCAAGAAAGAGTCGGTGCTGAATTTTTGCCAGCCGCCTATTTTTTCTGGTCGGCCTTTTCTGAACCGTATCTTATCTGAGTCGAACCATCCTGCATCGGCAGTGTATTCAGTCCCTTCCTTATCTACTCCGGGATTGAATTGAATTCTGGCTAACGGCATTAGTCATACCTCAACGAAGCTGGCTACCAGCCAAACCTAAATTATATCTTCCAAAACCCCCGATGCCACCACCA